CTAAGATGCTCGGCTGATCTTAAAGCGATCAATCCAGCTGATCACCTCATCAGGATACCACCGCCGCGAGCGCTCGCTAGCTGATGGCAGCAGAATCGGGCGGGGGAAACTTGGAATCTTCACCAACTTATCGCGCACATGGCGCGGCTTTTTTTGGATGTAATTGGCGATATCTGTAATCGTCCACAGCTTATCTGTCGCACTCATTTTGGAAACTCCCCTGCTATTACTGATTCATTATACATGGATGGCTGATAGGCTGAAATCTGGCTGCCAAACACCAAAAGCGCTGCCAGGAAACCTATAAAGCATCCGCCGGTAACAACTTCACTTATTTTTTCTCTGCGGCTCATAATGCTTCCCCTTTATCCTGATAGGTTTGTGGGTTGCATAGTGTTTGCCTAATTGGCTTCACTATAAAAATCACTGCCCCTATTGGTGCCATGATTTGCTTGATGCTAGATTTGCTTTCGTTTGGTTTCATAAATCCCCTGCTTGTTAGTAACAATTGAAATATTACCGAAACGGTAATTTAGTGTCAACAGAGATTTGTTGCCAAATTGGTATTTTTTACTTTATCAACGAGAGGCTGGTTATATACTGAAAAACATGCTTACGCTGACACCAGCCTTGGATTATAAAGACATCAAAGGGGTTTTTATGGATGATATTGATTATAAGAATCTTCAAAATGAGATTCGATATTTATCTCAGAAAGTAAAAAGACTTGAAATAAAGGTAGAGAATAAAACACTTAGCTGGCAGGGCGGCTTGTGGATAAGTTTCTGGTGTGCATTCCTGCTCTTATCGCTCTCTAAATGTGCGGAGTATTTGTAATATCTCTTTAGTTTCCGTACTAACGGTGCTTATTTTATCGCCTATCATTAAGGGAGTAATATAAGCGTACAGCGCACAAGTTATTCCTAAAATTGGCAGGCATATAGCTATTAACCCTTTATAGCTAACATAATGATTCAAATCATCTTTATTGATAGATTGAACTTCAAGTGCTTTAATGCGCTCAATGACATTCTGATGTCGCTCGTCGTGATTTTTGTTGGTAGCATCCATCAAGCTTTGTAAGGCTGCTGACTGTGATTCCGTTTTTGATTCTGTCATGAACACCTACTTTTCATCCACCAGCTTTTTAATCATAGCTATGGCCTCATCAGTAAGCTTGTCCATGTCAGATAATGCTTTATTGTTTTCTGGTGTGATGGTGGATATTTTTCCAATTAATATTCGCTGTGCAATTTGAATTTGTAGGAATTTTATCATTAACTGATGTAATTTGTAGTCCATAACTTACCTGATCAAATTTTTATTACACTCAATAAGAAGCTTCATTATTTTGCCTTCTTTGCCGTAATCTTCATATGCCCTACTTATTTCCTTATAACCATTCGGGCAGACTTTCTGGGCTTCAATATCTATGGCCATTTTGGTTTCGGCTACTAGAAAGCGTCCGTTTTCTACCAGATCAATGCCCAGTGGCGGCGTAACGGTTATTTGTTTTCTGCCATTGCCTACATCCTGCACGGTTGCATTGGCGCAGGCTGCCAGCCCGAATACAAAAATAATACATATTCTGTTCATAAAACCCTAATCCTGTATTGTAGACAAATAATTCCCTTCAAAATACAGGTAGTTTCTGTATTGGTTTAATCCATAAACCCACTGCTCATGGCTACCATATCTAGATGTTGTAGCATTAATATGGCTTGGATTTCCCCAGGCGGCTATTGCTTCACATTTAGTCATACCAACTGCAACACGTCCGTTTTTTACCGCCACTGACATTTCATCCTGCACCTCTTGTCTGCGCTTTAACTCTTGATCTACAAGCTTAGAATTATGGAATTTATTACCATATGCCCTGCAAAGGTCTTTTGTCGCAATGTTTTTAATTTCTTCGGCGCTCATTTTTGATATTGCATAAGGTGAGTTTGCACAACCAACAAGCAAGTTAGTAACGAATAAAGCCACAATCAGCTTTTTCATAAACCCCCCATTCATTAATTTGGCCTGATATTTTTCACCTTTGATGCCCAGAGCAATTTCTGGTCAATTATTGGTTTATAGGCTTCGTTAAACGAAAGCAAATGATAATGATGAGGCAGGCTGCCAGACTTCACCACTTTAAGCATCATGCTTTCATCGGCGCACTTCACTACGCATAGTTCATTTAAGCAATCAGAAGGCACGCCATCGGCGTAGCGTTCATAAAAAATCAGCCAGCCAGATTTAAAGGGCTTCATGCTATCGCCACGGATGCGCACTGCTACGCAATCATTACAATTTTCTGGTGTATCCACCATTTCAAAGCCATCGCCTTTGGCGTGATCATCGTAAGGATAAAAGCGCTCGCCTGCGCCAATATCGCCAACAACCGGCGATTGGCGGCTTGCGGCTGCATCAGCTATTATATCACTTGGCTCAACCCCCAGAGCGTTGGCATATTTTTCAAGCTCTTGAGTGCGCAACCCTCTTTCACCAGTTTCTTTCCTAAAAATAGTGACGGTACTAACGCCTAGCCTGTCAGCCAATTGCTCGCGGCTAAGCCCCCTGCTTTCTCTTATCTTCATAATGTTGTTTTTGACCATATTGCGACCATACCATTTTGGTTCACAATAAAAACTACCAACTCGGTAATTTATGTCTTGACTTGTTATTACCATTTCGGTATTTTCTCCTTATGTTTTTAGAAAATTACATAAAAGATAACGGGTTAACATACGAGTCATTTGGAAAGCTGATCGGCGTTTCTGATGCCGCTGTGTCTCGTTACGTAAAAGGCAAAAGGAAACCTAAGCCGTCCATCATGAGTAAAATAATTAAGATTACTCAAGGCAAGGTTACGGCAAACGATTTCTATAAATAACCTGCCCGCAAGAGGCTGGGATAACAAGGGTAATGAAAGCAGCTGTTTGGCTGCTTTCATTATTTTAACAACAATATTAATTCGATTTAATAACATAGAGTGCGCCGCTACTATATTTATTAAATCTTGTCAATCACAAACTAAGGAGGGAGTTTTATGAATGAACGATTGAAACACCGCAGCCTGCCGCTTGCTGACAAGGCTAACTTCATAAAGAAAATGCTTTTTCGTGAAAAAACCCAGCGCATTAAACAGCTAACGGGTGAAGCGCGCCGCGAGAAAATTGAGGAAATTGAAATTGCGCTGGATTGCATTGATGCGATTGACGCACATTTCAAACAAGCGGGGCAGCTATGAGTAAATATCAATGGGTTGTTTTGGATGCAGTAAAACAACAAATGCGATGCAATCATTGTGATGAGAGTGAGCCGCTATCTATCATTAATGGAAAACGGGTTGATTTTGCAGTTGGTGTTATGAAGGCGTTTTTTGCCGCTCATAAAAAATGTAGAAAAAGTGAGGCAGCATGAACACATCATTATTGCCCGTGTACGAAGTAAACATGCTTGTTTGTGGGATGAATGCACGGATGCATGTGAGAGCGTCCAGCCGTGCGGATGCCATTGCACTGGCGCATGAATATATGGTGAGCGCTGGCATGGATCCACGGCGCACCAATCTGGATGTGGCCAGTGCCAGTGAAATTAACATCATTGATGTGGAGGCGGTAGCCGCTAATGAAAACCGTGTGAGCGCCAAGCACCACGCACCCACCGTGGTGGATTACAATATTGATACAGGGCTTTTCGATGTTAAATGCGGCGGCGAATTCATTGAGTGCTTTGCTAATAGACGCGAAGCAGAAGGCTTTGCCCTTGAGCATGATCAGCTTGATTTGAGTCAAACCCCAGATCAGGCGGGTAAGTTGGATGGTAGAGCATGATAATCATTTGCGCCACCAGTCGCTTTTTCGCGCGGTTATTTTGCAGGCAGTTACTGATGCAAAAAGCCGATCGAACAAGCGTGAAAAACTCACCTACAAGCATGAGGCAGAGCACTGGCTTTTTTCTGATCGGAAAGATTTTGCCATGGTGTGCGAGCTGGCAGGCTGGCACCCAGACCAGGTACGCCGAAAAGCCATGGATGCGCGCGCGCGCGGATTTTTTTGGAAAAACGCACCTGAACAAGCCATCAAAGTTTCTACCCAGCCGCAGAAGCGCGGCAGGAAGCGTGCGCAGGTGCAAATGGTGCTGCCGTTTAAGGTACGCCCTCACCCAGCACCGCCGAAAAAACCACGATGCAGGCGTGTGCTTACCTCAAACTTTGTTCAACTCCAACTGGCTTTATAAATATGCAGCTCGCACTATTTGAAACCATCGACACTGCAAAGTTACAGTTCAGGCAGGCGCTTGAGCGCGGCGAGCACACAGATTGCCCGTGCTGTGGACGCTATGCGCAGATTTACCGTCGCAAGTTTCATTCGAGCATGGCAGTGCAGCTTATCAAGCTATTTGCTGCGGGTGGCTCTTTTAAGTTTGTGCATGCCTCAAAGCTGATCATCAACAATATGGCGGGTATTGGTGATTTCACCAAAGCCAAATATTGGGGGCTGATTTACCCGATGGAAAAACCAGAGGATCACACCACTACCAAAACAAGTGGTTTCTGGCGGTTGACTTCGCACGGGGAAGCCTTTGTGCGCGGATTAATTTCCATCCCGCGTGAAGTGGTGGTTTTTGATGATCGGGTGCTGGCCATTGGCGATGAAAAAACCACTATACGCGAGGCGCTGAATGATAAATTTGATTATGCTGAATTACTGCATGGGGGTGTGGCATGACGCTTGGTTTATATATTCTCATTTGCATCCGATTTTTACCAACCGATTGCTTTGTGGAATCGGCCATGCTGGGGGTGAACTAATGATAACCCATAAACGCTTTGACATTGAAACCGTGGTAAAGCGCGGCAAAGTGCTTGGCTACCGCGTGCGCAGTACGCATGTCTATGGCTGCATGCAGGAAGCACCGATTGGCTGGCTAATCGGTAAACGCCATGCACGCACTATTGAGTTTCAGCCCAACATTTACAAAACGCGGTTGGACGCCGCTAAAGCGCTGGAAGCAGGCAACCATGAATAGTGATGAAACATTACGCTGGATTTCGATTGATCAGAGCCGAAATATCAACCGCTTTGGCGGTGTGGATAAGGTGATTGAGGATGCGCGGAAAATTTACAATTTTTTGAGTAATCGGAGCGAATGCCAGATTCTTATTTTAACAAAAACCCAAACCACGGATGCCCACCATGAGTAAATTTATCGTTACCGTTTCTTACACCAAACGCTTTGAAAAGCGCATGACCATCTATGCCAGTGATGATGATGAAGCCAGCGAAAAAGCCGAAAGCATCGTGAGCAGCTGGGAAGGCGTGGAAGATGTAGAAACCACGGATGTGAGCGAGGAATAGCATGAAGAGTGAGCGCGAAAAACTAAGGGAAATGCCAGTGGCGGCAAAACTAAGTTATGTGCGGCGCGCATGGGAACGCGAGAAAGAAATGCGCCTGCGCTACCTGCACGGCAAAAACAAAAACGTGAAGGTTGAGGAAGCCAATATTGTGATGGAATGCCTTGACGCAATAGAAGCGCATTTGAGGGGACATCCATGACAGATAGACAAGTACAAGCAGTAGCGGATGCTATACATGAAGAGTGCCGCAAGCCTTACACAATATATGGTATTGGGTTTATGGAGCGAAAACGCCTCGCAAAAGCAGCCATAGAAGCATCAGACGCTAAGTATGTGCCTATGCTGGTGGAGGCTTTGCGAAAAATTGCAGAAGCTAGGCATCCGACAGGCAATGGTGATTTATTCGCCAGCTATAGCTGGTTACGCCAATACGCATGTGAAGCACTCAACAGCTTACCAGAGGAAGTTAGTACATGAGCAACGCCCGTTTTTGCATCATTCCTGCGCGCGCTTTGGGTGACACACGCATCAGCCGTAATGATGTGATGGTGCTGCTTGCCCTGGGGAAGTTTGGTGATAAGGACGGGTGGAGCTGGCCTAGCATGAAAACCATTGCGGAAATGATTCAGGCACATCATGTTTCAGTGAGTAAATCCATTAAAACACTTATTGATTGCGGCTATGTACAATCACGTCCACGCTACCGCGATGATGGCAGCCAAACATCAAATGAATACCGTATTTTATTTGATCAACCCGCCGAGCAATCCGAGCTTGATTTTGCTAAATCGGAAAACACCCCACCTGAACACACCACCCCCCCAGCCGATTCGCTACCCCCCCATAGCGTGGCGGCTATGCCCCCCATAGCCTCTGAGACTATGCCCCCCATAGCGCATACGCTATGCCTAATGAAGGATCCCACTTTAACGCCCCAGATGAACGAAAAGAATATTTCCCCGAACGTGCCGTTCGAGGGCGATAAAACCAAACATGATGGTTTTGAAGAATTCTGGAATTTGTGGCCGAAAGCACGTAGGTGTGAAAAGCCACATGCCAAGCGGGAATTTCAGGCGGCCATTCGTAAAACATCACCAGAAACCTTGCTGGCGGCGGTTAAAGTTTACATTCAAAGCGCCGAGGCGCTGGAAGGCTTTGCCCCCTACCCAGCAAAATGGCTCAAGCGGGAACGATGGCTGGAATGCGAAGTTCAGGCCGAAGGGCAGAAAACCGATATTGACCTTGCCACGCTTGGTGGTGATGCACCTGGCAATCAATTCCTGTTACAGTTGCTCAAATATTTGCGCGCGCAGTTTGGGGATGCGATGTTTAGAAGCTGGTTTGCTGGGTTGCGATATTTTTCAACACATCAGGGAGTGCTCACACTGGTGGCACCAAGTGCCTTCATTGCGGAATGGATTAAAGCTCACCACGGAGTAGAGCTTAAAAAAGCCGCCTGCATGTTTTTTCCCGAAATACGCGAAATAGAGATTTCAGCCAATTTTACTACTCCCAAACGTGCCGCCTAAACCCTTTAATTATGGGGTTATTCACCACAGGCGTTGAAGCATGTTACTTGTACCAAAATCCCCAGAATTTACATGGCGCTTGCAAACCTCAGCAGGGCAACCATTAGATACGTTTGGGGTAAGTGTCACACCAGGTAATAATGCCATGGGAAGCTGGACGCAGTTAATTGCAGGTGCGAGCGTAACTGAGGACGTGTACGCTTTAGCAATAATGGTAGGCAATAACTTCATTGCGTCAACTTTACGAGATGGATTGCTTGATGTGGGTATTGATGAGGCAGGGGGCAGCAGTTACACCGTAAAAATACCATTCCTGACCATCTGTGGTGCAGCAAATCCGCAAGTGGCTGCACCGATTACATTTTATTTTCCGCTATTTATCAAGGCAGGTAGTTCGATTGCCGTGCGCGCATCGGTGAATAACGCTACCGTTGGCACGGTACGTTGTTATGCAAAACTTTACGGCAAACCAGTGCACCAAGAAGCTACCCGTGTTGGTAGTTTTGTGCGTAGTTTTGGTGATACACTTGCGTCATCACGTGGAACGATAATAACCGCAGGAACCACCAGTGAAGGATCATGGACGCAGCTAGGCTCTGCGACAGCCGAGCCACTTTGGTATTGGAAGCTTGGTATGGGGATAGGTGATGCGACATTTACCGCGAATTATTACTTTGCTGACTTGGCATTTGGTGATGCGAGTAACAAAATAATCATCGCAGAAGATGTGCCAATCAGCGTGAATTCAGGAGAATATAAAACCGATCACTATTTTGAAGGTGACTGTTATCGCACCGTACCAACAGGCGCATTGATATATGGCAGGCTGCAACGTAGTAACGCAACTGCCGACACGAATACATCGTTAATTGCTTACGGTATGGGGGGATAAATGGGCATTTCCATAACATCTGATTCAGCAACAATTGGAACGACTGAATATAGCTTGCCAAATGACAGTACATCGCTCACCGCGCAAACGGATGACTGCATTTTACAGGTATGGATAGACTTTGCAAACATGACGGCGGCAGAAGAATATGAAGTGAAGGTGTATGAGAAAATCAATGCCGGCACTGCGCGTATTGTCTATAAAACCAACGTGATTGGCGCACAATCTCACCCGCTTGTCACCCCTTCGCTAATTGTGGGTGAGGGCTGGGATGTGACCGTGGATAAAATTGCGGGCACCGACAGAAGCATTGCATGGTCGATTCGTAAGATAACCTAGGGGGTAGCTGATGACTTGGCTATTTCAGCCGATACCCGATGGCGCACAGCTGCTGGCGGTGACGACTACCCCAGTAGAAAATTCGCTGGATGTGCGTTGGAATACCACTGGGAATGTCGGAAATAATCTGGATTTGAGGTATAATACCGTTGCTACGGTAATGAACGGCAGTGATTTGCGCTGGCATATTAACAGCGCGGTGGATTCAAGCATTGATATACGCTGGAATCTTCTTAGCGCAATCACACAAGATGTGGATTTGCGTTACAATATTGTTGCCAATGTCAATAGCAGCATTGATGTACGCTGGAATACCATAAGCACGGTAATGCAGGCAGTGGACGTGCGCTGGAATCTGCTAAATTCGGCCATGCAAACGCTCGATGCAAGATGGAACATCATCAGCCAGATTGCCCAGGATAGCGATTTGCGATGGAACCTCGCAAGCGTGGTGGCTCAAGATACCGATATACGCTGGAATCTGACAAATGAAATCAACCAGCAGCTGGATGTGCGTTGGAACCTTACCAGCCAGATCGCACAAAATAGCGACTTACGGTGGAATTTACTTAACACTGCAATGCAAGTGCTGGATGTGCGCTGGAACCTTATCAACCAGATATCGCAAAATATTGATATCAGATGGAATCTAAGCAACCAAATTGCCCAGGATAGCGATTTGCGATGGAACCTAGCAAGTGTGGTGGCGCAGAATAGTGACTTGCGTTGGAATATGGTATCATCCACGCAGGCTGACTCCACGCTTTCGTGGGATATGGCGGGAGTGGTGAGTGCTGATTATGAATTCAGGTGGAATGTACTGAATGGAGTAACGCAGGATGTTGATATTCGTTTTAATATTTTCAGTCTTATTCAGCAGAATGTGGATGCACGGTGGGATATTGACGCGCTTGTAACTCAGCAAACCGATCTGCGTTATAATGTGCTAAGTAGCACGATGCAAACGCTCGATGCCATATGGAACATCAGCAGCCTGATTGCCCAGAATAGCGACTTGCGTTGGAATATAGCTACGTTGGTGGGGCGAAATAGTGACACCAGGTGGAATCTAATTGAAAGCATGCAGGCTGATTCCACACTTTCGTGGAATATGGCTGCGATGGTGAAGCAATCGGCAGATTTACGCTGGGATGCACTGAATGATGTGCATCAATCCATGCAGATCATATGGCATCTGCTAGATGAGATTTTAACGGTAAATACAAGCGTATTACTACAATGGCAGATATTAAACGCTGTGAATGCGCGTATAGCTTTGCGCTACGCTATTGAGGGCGAGGAAACCTTTGTGGATGGTGAGCGGCGGATTGATGCCGATGAGGAAAACCGCACGCTATTTTTGCCTGTAGAGAATCGTAAAATAAGACTCTCCCGAACGGGGGAGAGCCGCAGCATAATCATTCCAAGCGTGAGCCGAGCCATGCACATAAGCGATGACCGGCATCTGGATATTAACTGAAAACAAAGGATGATTTATGCCCATAGTAGCTGGTGATATTGATTTTTTTCTATCTGGTGGAGGATCTAACACGGATCCAAATGCGGCGCTTGGTGGCGCGATTTCCACTACTACACAGATAACCGATGCCACGGTGGCTAATTTGTTTGATAATGTATCATCCGCTGAATCATCCGCTGGTGATACCGAATATCGCTGCTTTTATGTCAAAAATAGTCACGGCTCACTGTCACTGCAAAATGCGGTGGTTTATATTAATAGCAATACACCAAGTAGTGATACATCGGTGGAAATCGCGCTTGGCACATCCGCAGTGAATGGAACAGAACAAACTATTGCTAATGAAAGTACAGCACCCACTGGCACTTCATTTTCTACTGCTGCTGGTAGTGGCAATGCACTTTCCATAGGTAATATTCCTGCGGGACAACACAAAGCCATTTGGGTGAAGCGTATTGTGGGATCAAGTGCAGCAGCTTACAACGCTGATAATGTGGTGATTCGCGTAGCTGGTGATACCGCCGCTTAATGTAAGGGGGGATGTGTGAGCAGAGTTAAAACCATTGCGAAAGATGACTTTGAGCAGCTTGATTATTTTGCGGATTACACCGACGAATTAACTGAGCACTCAGATGATATTGCTACATCCACCTGGTTAGTGCCAAGTGACTCTGCCGAAAATCTGGGAACAGAGGCGCTTAATTTGGTGGATGATGTGACGGTGGATTATGATATTGATGCGCCATCCCCCAAATATAGAAATGGCGTTTCAGGCGCGGTGGCGATTAATTCCAAAATTACCAGCGTGTTTGTAGTGGGCGGTACTTTGGGTAACACCTACCGCCTGATGAATCGCATTACCACGGTGGAAGGCAGACGCTATTCACGGGTGATGGATCTGGTGATACAGCGCAAAAGCGAATGTTAGATTATGCCATATGGTAGAGATTACTGTACAAAGTAACATTAAAGAATTTATCAGTGAGCTGAATGCGGTGCAACGCAATCAGTTGCCATTCGCCACATCCCGCGCACTGAATGATGTGGCGGTAGATGCCCAGGATGCGGTGATTAACGCAATTCCACATATATTCCAGAATCGGAAAAAATGGTGGCTAAAAAGGCAGCCACTTGGCATTAAGGTGAAGTTTTCTAAAAAGCATGATTTGAAATCCAGCATATATACTAAAGCCTATTTTGCTGAAATTCAGGAAAAAGGCGGGCTTAAAACCCCAAAATCATCTAAACAGCTTGCCGTGCCAACAGATCGTGTGTCGCGCAAATATCGCACTTCGCATGGCGCACGTGAAATGCTGGCTGAGAGACAAAATGTTTTTAAAACCAATAAGGGTATATTTCAGCGCACAGGTAAGAAAGGTGCGGTACTGCTATGGTCGTATGCGCGCAGTGCCAAAATTAAACCGCGCTTTGGATTTTATGATATCTGCCACAAAGTTATAATGCGCCGCTTTGAGCAGCATTTTAAAAAGCGGCTTGAACAGGCATTAAGCACCGCAAGAAAATAAACACCCTCCCCCGCATCCACCCCCAATTCATAATGCGGATACCCAGAAACAATGGGTTGAACGTTCAACTTGTATAGGAGTTTTTAACATGAAAGATATTTACAATAATACCGTATTGAAACGGGCGCTCAGCCCTGTTTCTGTGTCAGACAATACAGCACAGGTAAGTCAGATTATCGACACTAAAGGCTTTGGTGCGGTGCTATTTGGCATTTTGATTGGCTCTGTGGCGGATGCCGATGCTACCTTTGCCGTAACTGCGGATGAAAGTGATGCATCAGATCTGAGCGGTAGCAATTCGGTGGCGGCAGCCAATATGGTTGGCACGCTTGCACTGGCTGGCTTTCAGTTCGATGATGATAATGAGGTGCGCAAAATTCTCATTACGCCAGGCAAGCGTTATGTGCGCATCACCATCACCCCGACAGGTAACGCGAGCGCTGCGGTGCTTGCTGCCTTTGCGCAGCTGGTAGCGCCTACCTACGCACCCGTTACGCAACCTGTTGCTTAAACTGTTATTATTTTAATACTCTGCGCTTGGCTCTTACGAGTAGAAGTATTGCCCCTGCAAGGCGCGGATAAAGGGGGAACTGGAATGCCGCTAAGTGCCAGGCATGACACTCGGAGAGACGAAAATAATCCTATGACACAATTCAGAAAAAACGATGCAGGCAAAGTGAAACTGGCTTATTTACCATTTGCCCAGCTTGAAATGATTTGCCGCGTGCTGGATCATGGTGAAGAAAAGTATGGGCGCAATAATTGGCAGCAGGGTGATTTCATGCGCTATGCATCGGCATGCTTCCGCCACCTATTTGCCAGAATGAAAGGCGAAACGCACGATCCGCAAAGCGGCCTCCCGCACCTTGCCCATGCCGCCTGCTGTATTCTTTTCATGATGTGGTTTGATGATGGCCGCAAATAGCGAAGTTGCGCGAAAAAGCAAACTGACAGTTTATACTTAGCGCCTAGCCCATAGGCTACTTTCCGTTATCAGGAAATTTAATGCAAAATTATGCGTTATCATTTGGAGGGGCATATTGTTCTGGCCGCTCAGCGCACAACTCTCCACTAAAAGAATAAACTTCCTTATTAAATAAGCACTTTTCCAGCCTGCCTTGCGTGATTTCAAATAGTGGTGATAATTCGCGTGCTGACCCAAATCTTTTGGGCGGCGCAATCACATGAAACTGTTTTTTTGGTTGCAACCTTTTTGCTGCTTTCATCGCTGGCACAATGTCAGTATCGGCGCTTATCAAAATGTAGCGTTCATGCCTATCCATGCAGGCATCTTCAACAATTTGAATTGCGATATTTACATCCGTTTCTTTTTCTTCTGGTTTCTGCCATTCATGACGGCATTTAAGGCACTTTACTGGTTTGTGCTTGAATTTACCTATGTGCGTTTTAACACCCACAGCATGCAATGCATCGACATATTCACGGTGGCGAAGGAATACTTCATTATCCCATGTAGCGTATGCAGAAAAATAATGAACAGCGAACAGCTTTTCATCTTCCCTTAAAAAGGATTCTGAGAGTTTGTGCAGATCCAGCCATTTTAACCAAGGTTTGTTTAAGCCTCTAATCGCATAGTACAGATTAAAGCCATCAATATAAACCGCCACTCGTTTCACATACACCCCACAAATTAAAAGGCCAGGTTTTACCCTGGCCTATCTTATGGGGCATGCCCATAAGGACGAACAATTTTATTGTCTCATAAAGTGAGGTAAACCGCAAGAACTATAACGCATTGAAACGCAAGAGTTATTATATTTTTTATGTATAGGATATGCTGGCTAGCGAAAAAAAATAAAAATTCCACCTCCCCTGCGGTTTTGCCGAATGTCATGTTGGCAAAATGTTGCAACCAGAGAGAGGAAATTTTATGAGCGCATCAGAAAACATTAAAATGTCAATTTCAGTAGCTGGCGGTGAACCAATCCACACCGATACCAAAACATTACAGAAAGCTGCCAAGCTGGTGAAAAATTCTATTCCTAAACCACGCGGATTTCATGAGGTGGATGACGCGCCAGAAGTGGAAGCCAAGGCAGAAAAGATTTCTGAAAAATATGGATTGCCTAAAGCGCATGTAAAAAAAGAGCTTCGCGCAGGCAGCGTTTCCGCTGAGCAATTGCGAACCATTATTCAGAGGGTGGAAAAGCTGGAGGAAGATAAGGCCGCCATTGGCGGTGATATTCGTGAGGTGCTGGCGGAGGCGAAAGGCAACGGGTTTGACCTGAAAGCCATTAAGCAGATTCTGAAAATACGGCGCATGGATGAAAATGAACGCGCCGAGCAAACCGCAATACTGGAAACGTATATGGGTGCGCTTGGCATGCTGCCGCTGTTTGAAGGGTTAGAAGAATAGGCAACGCCTATGGCATACATTCAGAAGCGACTGCGAAAAAATGGCAAGGCAGCATTTATGGCTGTGGTGAGAAAAAGCGGCTTTCCTATGAAATGCAAAACTTTTGATCGCTACGCTGATGCACGTGAATGGGCAAACATTAATGAATCCAATGTGCAGAAAGAAAAAATGGGAACAGCACTTGCCGCAAAAAACACCACGGTAGGCGAAATGATTACACGTTATCTGGATAATGTACTGGAGAGTAAGGCGGCAAAGGAAAGCTACATTAATATCCAGCGTAAGCAATTACAGTGGTGGCGCAATAAGCTCAGAGATTTAAGGCTATGCCACCTCACTCCCTACATTATTAATGATTGCAAAGAAGAATTGGCAGGCAGGAATTTTAGCAGGCGAACGCCTGCAACCATTAACCGCTACTTGGCGGCATTAAACCATGTGATTAATACAGCCATCAGAGAATGGGGATGGCTTGAGCAAAACCCTATCACTAAAGTGAATAAGCCAAAAGAGCCACCAGGGCGCACACGTTACCTGCTTGAGTCTGAGCTGGAAGCATTGTTATCACAATGTAAAAAGTGTGAGCGCAAACCGTTGTATTTGATTGTGCTGTTTGCGTTATCCACGGGCGCGCGCAAAAGCGAGATATTGCGATTAAAGCGTAAAGATATGGATCTGGTGCGCAATGTGGCCGTTGCTTATGACACTAAGAATGGTGAACCACGCCAGTTATACTTATCGGGTAATCTATCACGGCTGCTTGCAGACCATATAGATAAGCATCAGCACCGCAGCACACAATGGGTATTTCCCGCGAATCGCGGTAAGAGTTATGTGAACATTGAAGCGGAATGGCGTGCAGCACTCAAAGCAGCGGGTGTAAAAGATTTCAGGTTTCACGACTTGCGCCACACCAGTGCTAGCTACATGGCTATGAATGGTGCAAGTCCTGCTGATATTGCGGAAGCGCTGGGGCACAAGAGCTATGACATGGTGAAGCGATACACGCACCTATCCACCACGCATGTGGCAAAGGTGGTTACAAGTATGAGTGAGAAGTTTTTAACACAGCAAGGGGAGCGGGAGGCAAGCCTATGAACCCCTCACCAATACACATTCATATTTTTAACTTTCTCAATGCACCTGCGGAGGCATGGACACGCTTATGTGCATGGCTATGTGGTATTGAATATCATGGGATCATAGAAACGGATGATAGGCATGGCTTTTAAAACAAAAAGGTACTCCCTGGAACATCCCACGCGGGTCACGCGCAAGCCGCGATGCATTTTTAGATATAGGGTTTTAGAGCAAAGCCCGCCCTTAACGATAGGGAAGTAGAGGTTATGGGAAAAATCGTTTCAAAAGCTGAGTTGGCTATTATTTTAGGAAATAATGAGAAAACCATTTTCCGCTGGCAAAAAGAAGGCTTGCCGATTGAGCAACAGGGAAGCCGAGGCAAAGAAAGTAAATTTGATACGGAAAAAGTGATTCACTGGCTAATGAATCGTTCAAACAGTACGGATGAAGAATTAAAAAAATCGCGCATCCGTATGGCAAATGCTCAGGCAGAGAAAACCGAAATTGAGATTGAGGAAATGCGAAACAATCTGATTGCGCTGGATAAGATGAAAGATCTGTGGGCAGGTGTTTTAGGTAAATTCCGCGCACGAATTCTTTCAATTCCCAGCAGGCTAACCCCCCAAATTGCTATTCAACGTGATCCTAAAATGATTGAGAAATTAATTAAGGAAGCGCTTTACGAAGCATTAAACGAGTTGGCGGAATATGACCTTGAAACTAACAACAAACGAACGAGCCGCCGCAAAGCAAGCATTGCACGTAGTGGCCGCTCCACCGCCGCTTAGACTTTCCGAGTGGGCGGATGCGTTTTTATTTCTATCCAGCGAAAATAGTGCGGAGCCAGGTAAATATTCCACGGCGCGCACACCTTACGTGCGTGAGCCAATGGACTGCATTACCTCATCAGAGGTAGAGGAAATTATATTGCTCTGGGCGAGCCAGACAGGAAAAACGACAATCTTTAACGCGGCCACGGGTTACTATATCCATCAAGATCCATCACCTGTGATGATGGTGCAGCCCACCAAAGAAATGGGGGAAGCGTGGAGTAAAGATAGGTTTGTGCCAATGGTACGTGACACGCCTGTGTTAAATCAGCTGGTGAATATCAATGTTTCACGCGATGGCGAAAATACCATTATGCATAAGCGCTTTCCAGGTGGCAACCTTACTATTGCTGGTGCAAATTCCCCTGCCTCGCTTGCTTCGCGCCCTAAGAGGGTGATGATGCTTGATGAAGTTGACCGTTTCCCCAGATCAGCCAAAAAAGAGGGAAGGCCATCAGGTTTGGCTATTGCCAGAACTTCCACCTTTTGGAACCGAAAAATATTAAAATCATCCAGCCCCACTATTAAAGGTGAGAGTGAAATAGAAGAAGATTACGACAGCAGTGACAAGCGCAAATACTGGGTTAAATGCCCACACTGCGGCGAAATGCAGAAAATGGTATTTGAAAAATTACAATGGCCTGATGGCGAACCTGAAAAAGCCGTGTATGTGTGCGCACATCATGGCTGCATTATGCAGGATGGTGATAAATATTACATGCTTGCGCATGGTGAATGGCGCGCAGAGATGCCATTCAAAGGGCGCGCAGGATTCCAGCTATCAGCACTTTATTCACCATGGGTGCCGTTTGGTACATTTGCCCGCCAGTTTGTGGAGTCAAAAGCGGATCCTGAAAAACTAAAGGTGTTTATCAACACCAAATTAGCTGAGACATATGAAGAAAATATTGATGGCGAAGGCGTTGAAGAAGATAGCCTGATTGCCCGTGTAGAAGATTATAGCGGCGCACCAGAAGGAGTGCTGATAATTACCATGGCTGTAGATACGCAGGATGACCGGTTAGAATATGAACTACGTGGCTGGGGTGTTGATGAAGAAAGCTGGCTGATTGATTATAGGGTTATTCATGGTGATCCGGGGCTGCCAGATGTTTGGCGTGATTTAAATGATATTTTGGAAAGTAAGGTGCGCCACGCCAGAGGCATAAACATGACTATCAGCACTGCCTGCATTGATGCAGGCGGCCACCATGCCGAATCAGTTTATAAATTCTGCAAAACAATGCAGCGTCAAGGCAGGCGGGTGTATGCCATACGCGGCGCCAGCCAAAGCTGGCGGCCTGTGATTAGTAAAATGAGTAACAATAATTCACACAAAGTGAAAATGTTTATTGTGGGCACTGATACGGCTAAAGATACTATTTTTTCACGCTTGAAATCGGCAGAACCAGGTGCAGGCTATTGCCATTTCCCAGCACACATACCAGATCATTATTTTACTGGGCTTACCTCGGAAAAGCTGGTGAAGCGCTACCACAAAGGGCGCACGACTAAGCAATATATTAAGAAAACGCAAAGCGCGCGCAACGAGCCGCTTGATTTATTTGTATACAGTCTGGCTGCGCTCAAAACGCTTACTATCAACTGGAATGCCTTAAAATTACGCCTTGATAAACAAACTCCAAAAAACACCCCTCCCACCTCCACGCCTTCCCCGCATACTGATGACCATGAACCTACGCAAAGCAGCATTTGGCGCACGCGGCGTGGGCGGGGAAACGTTAGCAGGTGGCGTAGTTAAATGGTAGATATTGCAACGATTGAGCCTGAGAGCTTTATTGCTGGTGACACAGTGAAGTGGAAGCGCAGCTTTGACGATTATAAGGCATCGGATGGCTGGGTGCTAAAGTATAATTTGCGTGGGGTGGCATCCATTAACCTTACTGCCAGTACCAGCGGTGATGATCACCTTATTACTATTTCTGCTGCTACAAGCGCTGCTTATACAGCAGGGCAGTATAAGTGGATTGCTACGGTAGAAAAAGCAGGCGAGCGTTTCACTGTAGATGAAGGTTATACAGAAATTAAAGCGAATTATGCCACAGCAACCAGCATTACGGATGAACTGATTACGCTTAAAGCACATCTGGCGGCTATTGAGGCATATGTTGCCACGAACTACAAGCACTCAAGCTATGCCATTGCTGGCCGCTCTCTTACGCAATATAGCGTGACGGACTTATTTATTTTGCGTGACCGCCTAGCCCGCCAACTCAAAAGCCTTCAAGATGCTGAGAAAGTGCGACGAGGGATTAATACTGGCGGTGTGGTACGTGTGAGGTTTACATGAAAATAAACTTTTTTACACGAAATAAAAATTCGCAAAATAGGAATGAAACCGCTGCACCAAAACGCGCGGTGTATATGGCAGTGCGCCAGTATGCCGCTGCAAAAACAGATCGCCTAACAGCTGGATTTCTGGGAGTTACTGCTAGCGCAGATGCTATGGTGCGCGGCTCACTTACCCGCGCCCGCGCCCGTTCACGCCAACTGGCAGCAGACAATGATTATGCGCGGCGGTTTTTCAAACTGGCGCGGGTTAATGTGGTTGGCTCACAAGGGATAAGATTACAAGTGCGCTCTATTGAGCGCGAAACAGCGGATGGTATTATATATGATGACCGCGCCAACACCATGATTGAAACGGGTTGGTTGGAGTGGAGCCGGAAGAAATATTGCTGCATGGATGGGCGCTTATCGCTGATTGATGTAATGCAGCTGATTGTAGAAACCGTGGCGAAAGATGGTGAAATATTTATTCGTAAGATCAAAGGGCGTGCTGCAAATAATAGCTTTGGTTTCGCACTGCAATTGATTGAAGCTGATCATATTGATGAAGCACTCATTGGCAACCTGCCAAATGGCAATCGTATCCGCATGGGAATTGAATATGATGAATGGAATCGGCCTGTTGCTTACCATGTGAATAATAGACACCCAGGCGATAGTTACACCTCGATTGGAGATGATAGAAACCAGATTCAGCGAATCCCCGCTGCTGATATGATTCATTTGTATGCGATGGAGCGGCCTTCACAGTCGCGTGGCATGCCTTGGTTGATAACCGCTATGCGCCGATTGAATATGCTTGGTGGCTATGAAGAAGCAGAGCTGGTGGCAGCGCGGGAAGCATCCGCCAAAATGGGTTTCTATAAGCTCACCGAAGGCGCAGAGCTTAACCAGTTTGCACAGGATGAAAATGGCTATTTGATTCGTGAAGTTGAGGCGGGGCAAAACGAAGTTTTGCCACAAGGTGTAGAGTTTCAGCAATATGATCCGCAGCACCCTACCGCCGCATTTGGCGAATTTGTGACAGCGGTATTGCGCGGCGCGGCATCGGGTTTAGGCGTAAGCTACAATTCACTCGCAAATGATTTGAAAGGTGTAAATTTTTCATCCATACGCCAGGGCGTGTTGGAAGAGCGTGAGCTTTGGAAAATGCTTCAAACGTGGATTATAGAGCATTTCTGCGCTGATATTTTTGAAGAGTGGTTATTAATGTCGCTCACAACTCAAAAAATCCCACTCCCCCTTAATAAGTTTGACAAGTTTAATGCACCTGTGTGGAGGCCGCGCGGCTGGCAATGGGTTGACCCATTGAAGGACGTAAAAGCAAGTATTGAGGGTATTAACGCGGGGCTTTACACGGCGCAAGATGTGGCAGCGCAGCAGGGCAACGACATTGAAGATGTTTACGCACAGCTAGCCGCTGAAAAGCGCCTACGGGAAAAATACGGCATCCAGCTGGCAAATCCAGATGTGGTGGGTATGGAACAACTGTTAATTGAAGGGGATAGTGATGCAGGCAGCACTGGCAATTAAACCGCAAGAGGAACAGAAGCGAATTCAATCTGGCGTGCTCTACCGCGCCGCAACAATTGGCAAGGTAGATGATGAGCGCCGCACGGTAGAGCTTTCATTTTCCAGTGAATCACCCGTTGAGCGTTTTTTTGGATTAGAAATTTTAGATCACGGGCTGGGCAGCGTTGTTATGGACTTCCTGCAATCAGGCCGAGCACCGCTGCTTGCTGACCATGATACAGGTATTCAGATAGGTGTGATAGAACGCGCTGAAATTGGCAAAGACCGCGTTGGCCGCGCGGTGGTGCGCTTTGGAAAAGGCGAAACCGCTGATGCTTATTTTCAGGACGTAAAAGATGGCATACGCGCCAATATATCCGTTGGCTACCGTATCCATCAAATGATTCTGGAGGAAACAGGCGATGGCGGGGAAATTTACCGCGCCACCAAATGGGAACCGCTGGAAATTTCACTTGTATCAATCCCTGCGGATCAATCGGTGGGAATCGGGCGAAGTCAGGATGATGCACGCGACATTGTAATTATTCAACGTAATCAAACTCAAACATTTTTGGAGAATAAACCCATGACTGAACCTAACACCCCTGCGGCCAACGTGCAACCTGCACCTGCTGCAATTACCGTGGATGCAAATGCTGAACGCGCTGCCATCCGTGAAAAAGAAACCGCACGCATCCGTGAAATCACGGCACTTGGTGCACGCCATAGCCTTAATGATAAAGCACAAGAGTTTATTGGAACTGGAAAAAGTGCCGATGAATTCCGTACATTAGTGCTTGATAATATTGGTTTGGCTAAGCCAGTGCAGACTGCAAGCAACGGATCAATCGGCTTAACCGAAAAAGAAGCCCGCGAATTTAGCTTTTTGAAAGTGCTTCGTGCTATGTCTGACCCTACTAACCAAAAGTTATGGGATGCCGCTTCTTTTGAAAGAGAGGTAAGTATTGCAACCGCTGATCAATTTAAGCACCGTAAATTCCGTGGGAACTTTGCTGTACCATCGGATGTATTGCTTACTCAGCGCAATGTGGGCATGCAGCAACGTGATTTGAATGTTACCAATAATGCTCAAGGCGGCTACATGGTTGGCACTAATATCCAACCACAAAGCTTCATTGAATTGTTGCGCAACCGTATGATGGTGCGCCAGCTTGGTGCGCGTGTGCTTTCAGGCCTTGAGGGTAATATTACAATCCCAAAACAGACTGGTGCCGGCACTGCTTACTGGGTGAATGAGACTGGTGATATTACTGAGTCGCAACAAAGTGTTGGACAAGTGGCTATGTCACCTAAAACCGTAGGTGGCTACACGGAGTTTACACGCCGCATGCTGCTACAATCATCCATGGATGTTGAACAGTTTGTGCGTGATGACCTTGCACAGATTCTTGCAATTGGCATTGACCGCGCCGCGCTTAAAGGTAGTGGTACTGGCGGTGAGCCGCTTGGTATTCTCAATACCACTGGTATTGGTAGTGTAACGATTACCACTGGCACACTACCATTTTCTAAAATGGTGGATCTGGAAACTGAGGTGGCAATTGATAATGCTGATCTTGGCACTCTGGCATATCTTGCCAGCGCTACGGATCGCGGCATTATGAAGAAAACCGAAAAAGCCAGCAGCACAGGTATTTATGTGTGGAGCAATATGCCAGGTCAGGCAGGTGTAGGTGAAGTCAATGGATACCTTGCTTATGCTACCAACCAGCTTGCTGCTGATGAGGTTATTTTTGGCAACTGGGCGGAGCTGATTATTGGTGAATGGGGTGTGCTTGATCTCAACATCAACCCATACAAAAAAGACCAGAGCGGCGGTGTATGCGTGACTGCATTGCAAGATGTGGATATTGCCGTGCGCCATGCGGAATCATTTGCCCGCACGACTGTTTAACTCCCGTTTGTTGGAGAAGCCTTTTAAGGCTTCTCCAACTTTTTTAATTACACAAAGGTAATTTTATGAAAGTTAAAATTCTCCGTAATACCATTGCCAGTGGCAAAACTGTTGCCTGCGGTGATGTTGTTGATTTGTCAGCTGCTGATGCAAAAACACTGATACTCATGGGCAAAGCAACAGATTATTTAGGCGAACATGATTCAGATACGGATATGGATGACGTAGTGGATGCAGAAGCCGCCAGCGTAAGCGATGAGCTTAAAGCGCTTAATAAGGCAGAATTATTAGCAATGGCGGATAGATATGAAATCGAAGGCTGCCAGCGTATGAATAAAGCTGAACTGGTTGCCGCACTTAAAGAAGCAATAGAATCATTAGAAACAGCAGAAGCGAAGTAATATGGCTTTTGCAGAAGATTTTAGCGTGTTTTTTGATGTGGATAATGGGTTTGCTATAGACTTCACCTATATCCCCAAAATAGGCGCAGAAATTGCTGCAAAAGGTATATTTGATGATGCCTATTTTGATGCATCGGGTGCTGAGGTAGCTATTGCAGGAAGTCAGCCCCGCCTTGTGTATACATCCGCTGCCTTTGCCACGCCAGAGTATGGTGAAGCCATTCGTATTGATAGCACTAACTATACCATTGTTGGTATTCAGCCAGATGGCACTGGTAATACCACGTTAATTTTGGAAATAGCTGATGACGCATGTTAGAAAACAGATTCGTGATGCATTGGTGGAAACACTGACAGGGTTAAACACGGTGAAAAGCCGTGTTTTTGCATCTCGCGTTCATCCAATGAATGATAACGAGCTACCTTGTTTGTTGGTGTATACACGCAATGAATCTGCCGCGCCGATTACTATGACGCGCCCACGGCGCATGGAACGCAGTTTGAGTGTAATGGTGGATGCGTGTGTAAAAATGGCGGCGGGCTACGATGATAAGCTGGATAAAATCGCCGTGGAGGTAGAAAAAGCCATTTATAATTCCACCTCCCTACGTGCAATCGCCAAAGATATAGTGCTCACAGAAAGCGAAATCAAAATTACTGGTGAGGCAGAAAAGCCAGTAGCAGTGATTTCAATGACATTTGAGGCAGTTTATTTTGTTGCCGAAAATGATCCTGAAACATTAACTTAAAGGAGTATGATCTATGGCAACGCATTTGGGTAAAGAAGGTATTGTGAAGGTAGGTGGCACGCCAACAATTGTGGCGGAGGTACGGGAGTGGGAATTAAATGTTACCACTGATACCGCAGAAGATACCAGCATTAACACTGCACAATCTAATGGTGGGTGGCGCACCAACAAAGCCACTCTGCATTCATGGGAAGGAACGCTTTCATGCTTTTGGGATGAAACCGATACTAATGGGCAAGAAACACTCGATGCAGGTACAACGGTGGCGTTGAAATTATACCCAGAAGGTGATGGATCAGGTGCTACATTTTTCAGCGGAAACGCTATCGTGACTAGCATTTCACGCAAAGCCACGCTGGATGGTATTGTTGAAGTCAGCTTTGGCTTTAAAGGTAATGGCGCACTCTCACAAACAACGGTGTAATTTATGAATAAGCTGATTGAGAATGCAAAAGCGCATTACCGCCGCCTGGTGGATGAACCAAAAGAAATTCATGTGCCTGAATGGGGTGAAGATGGTGCGCCAGCGGTGATTTATGTCACGCCTATGACATTAAATGAGCGCGCCAAGCTTAATCGATTTGTGAAGAACAATATGGAAATGGCCGCCGAAGTTTTAATCTTGAAGGCTAAGGATAAAGATGGCAGCGCCTTGTTTACAAAAGAGGATAAGCCTGACCTGATGCGCAGTGTGGATAGTGCTGTTATTGCACGGATTGCTGAGGAAATAGTTGGTGGTGATGAAGAAACGCTGGTTGAGGAAGCGGAAAAAAACTAACAGCGGATGCGGATTTGCTAATGCTTTATGTATTGGCTGAAAAGCTTGGCAGGCGCATCCCTGAAATGATGGAAATGACGGTTGAGGAATTTGCTGGCTGGATTGCTTATTTCCGTACTTGCGAAAATATAAGAAAAAAATCTAGCAAATAATAGAGGGAATGATGAAGGGTTTATCATTTGATATTTTTGCGAAGGATAAAACTGGGCAAGCGTTTGATGCTGTAAAAAACAGAGTGCGCGGGCTAGATGATTCATTCAGTAAGCTTAAAAAAGCTGCTTTGGTATTTGGCGGTGGCACAGCTATATTCGGATGGTTAAAAGGTGCAGCGAGTGCAGCCGAGCACATTAATGAGCTGAGCGCGCGCCTTGGCGTTTCAGCGCAAGTGCTTTCGCAATATCAACTCATTGCAGGCGAAACTGGGGTTGAGCTTGATAGCATAGGTAAGGCCATGCAGATGCTAGCCAAAAATTCGGTAGAGGCCAGCAGCGGCAGTGGTGCTGCAAGCGAAGCATTGAATAAGCTTGGTATTGATGCGCTTAATTTCAAGAATTTATCCATTGATCAGCAATTTGCATTGGTTGCAGAGAAAATACAGGGCATTGAAAACCCCTCAGAGCGGGTGAGTATTGCCATGGCGCTTATGGGCAAATCTGGTGCTGAGATGTTGCAAGTTATGGAGAATGGCGGGCAAGGGCTTCTAGATATGCAGCGTAAAGCGGATTCGCTTGGTATTACGCTTGATAACACAACTACAGGTGCGATTGACAGCATGATGGATGCGTTTGGAAATCTTGGCTTACAGGTAATGGCGCTAGGACAGCATTTGTTGAGTAAGTTTGCGCCGATTATTGAATTTATTGCAGAAACATTGCAGGTGGTGCTGGCTGGTGCCATTATCATTGTGCGTGATGGTTTCCGTGCAGCCATACAGGTGATTATTAATTTTATTGGCACTGTAGTGAAAGGGCTTGGTTTCCTTACAGAAAAATTATCCATTCTCCCTGGCGAAGTAGGTGACACATTTAAACGCCTTGGTGATTCATTAAAAGATTATGGTGGAATATTGCAGAGCGTGGATGCCTCCACTGACAAGCTGGTGACTACCGTTAAAAAAATAAAGCCACCCGCTGATGATGCGGCACAGAGCCTTGATAAACTGAGTCGATCCAGCAGACGTACAAAAGATAAAGTAAAAAGTGATTTTAATGAAATGGGCAAAGCTGCCAATGATAATGCCATTGATATGCGTAGCATTTTTAAAGACTCAATCACCGATATCGGGCGCGACTTTACAAGCCTGCGTGATGTTGCCAGCAATGTGCTGAATAGTATCGGCCAGAAATTGCTTGAGATGGGTACCAACAGCATTACGGATGCGCTTTTTGGCAGCAATAAGCAACAAACATTACCGTGGTTGCAGCCCGTGGGAGGAAATGTATTAGATGGGATATTTGACAGCATTGGTAGCACTTTTGGCGGTTTTTTTGCTACAGGCGGCACGCTCAAGCCTGGGCAATGGGGAATTGCGGGAGAAAATGGCGCGGAGCCGATATTTGCAGGGAATACACCATTGCAGGTGATGTCTAACCGTGATGCTAATTCTATGGGATCTGGCAGTGTGAGTAATACGGGCGCAGCACCTATTCATGTGACACTAAATATATCCACTGGTGTTTCACAAACGGTACGGGCTGAAATTCGTAATTTACTGCCGCAAATCACTGAAAGTGTGAAAGGTGCTGTAGCAGATTCACGCATGCGCGGCGGACGATTTGCATCCGCTTTTGAGGGGTAGTTATGCCAATTACTTACCCACTCACGCTGCCTACAATCACGGGTATATCCTCTATCAATATACGCCCATTCAGCGTGGTGGCGGTTGCTGAATCACCTTTTACGCTTTCACAACAGGTACAGGAATATGCGGGGCAACGGTGGGAGGCTGATGTTACCCTACCAATCATGAGCCGCGCAGAGGCTGAGGAATGGAACGCTTTCTTTTTGAAGTTGAACGGCAGGCGCGGTACATTTCTGATGGGGGATCCCGCTGGAAGTACACCGCGTGGGGTGGCTACAGGCACCCCCTTAGTAAAAGGTGCTGGGCAAACAGGTAATACGCTTATTACTGATGGCTGGACAACTTCTACCGCTAATATTTTACGTGCAGGTGATTATGTACAGCTGGGGACTGGCAGCAACGCTCGTTTGCACAAAAACCTTGATGATGTTAATTCTGATTCAAGCGGCAATGCCACACTCACATTATGGCCAAATATTATTACAGCACCCACTGATAATGCCGCGCTTACTATCACTGCCGCAAAAGGGGTCTGGAGGTTATCTACAAATGTAATGGAGTGGAATATATTCCCGCCCGCCATGTATCAAATTGCATTTACTGCCATGGAAGCATTATGAGCCGAGCACTAAGCAATGATATGAAAAATGCTATTGAGGCAAATGTTATTCGCCCAGTGCTTTTGTGTGAAATTAATACTGCTGGTGGATATGTGCGCGTGTGGACTGGTGTTGGTAATCTGGTGTTTGATGGCAATACGTACCTTGGTGTTGGTGATTTTGGCGGTGTTTCTGAAATCAAAGAAACCAGTGATTTACAAGCGAATGGTGCGAAGTTTTCATTGTCAGGAATTAGTGAAGAATATGTATCCCTTGCGATGCAGGATGTAAGGCAAGGGTATTCAGCCAAATTATATTTTGGCGCAGTTGATGAGAATAACTCACTGATTGTCGATCCATATCTATTATTTCAAGGCATTACCGATGTGCCGCAAATTGAAGATGATGCAAATGATTCTGTGATAAGTATCAGCGCTGAAAACAGGCTGATTGATTTAGAAAAATCAGAAGTAAGGCGCTTTACCCCAGAAGATCAGGCCATTGATTACCCAGATGATAGGGGTTTTGATTATGTGGCTGCTTTACAAGAAAAAGAAATCAGGTTTGGATAATGGCGCGGCTGGCTGACTGGCCGACACGGCTTGACGCAGTGATCATATCAGCGCGCGCGCATGAATTTGCCTATGGTCAGTTTGATTGCGTTAAATTTGTGGCGGAATGCGTAGAGGCGCAGACAGGTATTGACCATTACCAGCCATGGAATGGCTTGTATAACTCCAAAGAAACCGCCTATTCGTTACTCCCCAAGCCAGATGATTTATGTGAATCTATGCGCATGATGATGGTGCATTTAAATTATCCAGAGTGCCATCCAAATTTTGCGAAGCGAGGGGATGTCGTAATGATTGATATTCATGGAATTAAAGCATGCGGCATTCATCTGGGACGCTATGTTGCCATGGTAACGCATCAGGGTATTGCCATGATGCCTACAAAACATATTATTTGCGCATGGAGCATATGATATGCCACCAGTCGCCGCTGCTGTAGCTGGAAGTTTAAGCAGTTATTTTGCAGGTATTACACTTAGTGGATTGATCGCCAATGCCATTTTGAGCTTTGCGGGCAACTTTGTGCTTGGCGCACTTTCTAAAGCTATTGCAGGGAAACCAAAACAATCAGGTAATGCCGCATTTAATCAAGAGCGCACACAGCTTATTAGGCAGGCAATTACTGCGCGCCGCATTGTATATGGCACCACTAAACTTTCTGGTGCGCTGGTTTTTGCTGAATCTACCAGTAACGGCGCAAATGCAGCCAAGCCAGCAAAAGCTAATAAAATGATGCATTTCGTTATTGCTATTACTGGGCATGAATCTGAATCCATTGAAAAGATTTATTTGAACGAAATACAGCTCACCCTTGATGTCAACGGGTTTGCCACGAATGCGCCTTATGGAAAAACAGTTACCAATGATGTAAACTTAACGGCTAACATTGCAAATATAGTGGTTTTAAGCGGAGTTGCCACTTGCACAACTCATACTAACCATGGATTTCAGGTTGGCGATATAGCGCGTATTACAGGTATGGATTCAAGAGTTACAGGAAGCTTTACAATCACAGGTGTTACTGCAAATACATTTACTTTCAACAGTGTTTCGCGCAATGCAACGTATAGCGGTACAACATCCCCAAGATCCATTACATCCGTCAATCGTATTACATCATCAATACAAAGTTATGTGCGGGTAGAAAAATTTCTAGGTGGTAGTAATCAGGCAGCAAGCAGCCAGTTGATCAATGATGTGGGAAGTTTGTGGACAAATAATCACAGGCTGCGCGGCGTTACGTATATTTACATCAGGTTTGAGCACGATAATGATGTTTTCCCTACGGGTGTGCCGAATCCATCTGTATTGTTAAAGGGGAAGAGGGTGTATGATCCGCGTGATGGTTTGACAAAATGGAGCGATAACTGGGCGCTGTGTGTACGCGATTATTTACTTACTGCAAAAATAGCGACTGCCAGTGAGATTGATGAAGATAGCGTTATCACAGCTGCTAATATTTCAGATGAGCTGGTAGTGCTTGCTGGAGGTGGGACTGAAAAACGTTACACCTGTAATGGAATGATAGAAACGGATCGCAAAAAGAAAGATATATTGCAGGAAATGCTTACGGCTGGTGCAGGTAAAATTGTATATACGGGTGGAAAGTGGAGTATTATTGCAGGGGCATGGCAAACACCTGCGGCAGATGCACTTACAGAAGATGATTTGGATGGTGGAATCTCTACTACTACACGCATTTCTAAACGCGAATTATTTAATGCCGTGAAAGGTGTACATGTTTCTGCGGCAACCGCTTATCAATCCACCGATTTTCCAGTGGTAACAAATAGCACTTACCTTGCAGAAGATAATAACGAGAGAAACTGGAAAGATATTGAGCTGCCATTTACCACATCCGCATCCATGGCGCAGAGAATTGCTAAAATTGAACTTGAAAAAGCGCGCCAGCAAATAACTACCCATTGGCCATGTAAATTAACCGCAATGCGATATAAAGCGGGTGACGTTATCCCAGTAACTTATGATCGCTATGGGTGGAACAACAAGCCTTTTGAAATTGTTGATTGGCAATTTGCAATAAGAAATGAAGGCGAATCCAGTCGTCTAGGTGTAAATTTATCATTGAGAGAAACTGCATCAGGTGTTTATGACTGGAATAATGGTGAGGAAACCACTTTTGACCTATCACCAAATACCAATCTGCCAAGTGCATTTAACGTGTTGCCCCCTGGAATGCCAAGTATTACGGAATCATTATATTCAACCCGTGATGGATCTGGTGCAAAAGCAAAAGCCATAGTTTCATGGAGTGCAAATAATATCAGTACCACAACAGATACATATCAACTTGAATATCGCAATATATTTGATGCCGAGTGGTCAATAGTGCCAACAACCAGCGGCACCACTTATGAAATATTTGATATAACGCCAGGGCGCTATGATTTTCGCGTGAAGGCAATTAACCGCCTTGGCGTTTCTTCTGAATATACACCGCGCGTGACGCAGGAAATCTATGGATTGTTAGCGCTGCCTGCGGATATAACAGGCTTATCATTGCAGGCTATATCAAGCATTGCTCTATTCCGCTGGGATGTACACCCAGATTTGGATGTGCGTGAAGGCGGCAAAATACTGATTCGCCATAATGAAGCAATGAGTGGAGTAAACTGGGCAAACTCTTACACAATCAGCGAGGCCATCCCAGGCAATGGCAATATGGCAACCACTGAGTTAAAAGCAGGCACTTATTTATTCCGCGCGATGGATTCATCCGGTCAGCTTTCTGTAAATGCCACAACAATTACCTCAAAAGATGCGACATTGACAGAATTCACTACACTTACTACGTTGCAGGAAGATCCGCTGTTTACAGGCACTCATACCAATACCCTAGCAGATGAAAGTGTTTTAAAACTTACTGGTGCTGGCCTGATTGATGATGTTTCTGATTTTGATAGCTTAGAAAGTATTGATGATTTAGGTGGCGTAATTGACACCGGCACTTATTATTTTGATGCAGGTATTGACCTTGGAACAGTAAAGCGCGTACGAATTGAAACCAGTATTGAAATGCTGGCAGTAAATGTAAATGATTTAATTGATAGCCGCACTAACAATATAGATGACTGGCTTGATTTTGATGGCACCGTGGACGGTGCATCAGTGGATGTATATGTCGAAGTACGCGAAACTGACGATAATCCCAGCAGCTCCCCTACATGGAGCGATTGGAAACGTGTAAGTGTGGCAGATTATTTTACACGTGGGCTAGAGTTTCGCGCCATCCTTACTTCAAATGACCCTGCTTATAATGTGAATGTATCACGGTTGCGTGTAGCTATTAAAGAAGTGGTATAATTTAGTATCTCCCATATACGCAATTTTCTCTGAATAATTCAGACAACAACCGAGGGGTTTTATGTCTGAGGATTTTCTTTTATCTAACCAAAATGGCGGGGGTTTTCGCACGGAATTAAATCTTATACTTGCAGAAATACTAAGAACAGGTCGCGGCAACTCACGCCCTACTACCGTTGCAGATGGCAGGCTATGGGTGGATGATAACACACCATCATCAACTGTTTGGACATTATACATGGTTGATGGTGCTGATGATATAGTAATTGGCACCATAAATACTACCGCGCACACATTTGCACCTGCTGGCTACGCTATTCTTGATGAAGATAACATGGCTTCCAACAGCGCAACCGCGCTGGCAACGCAGCAAAGTATCAAAGCCTATGTAGATGCCTCCGTTCCATCAGTGCCAACACTTGCACATAACTCATACACACCAACAGCAACTAACGTTTCAAACGTTGCATCCTCATCACCTTATGAAACAAGATATCTTCGTATCGGAGATATAATAAGTCTAAGCGGCGCAGTGGATGTTACGCCGGCTGGTACTGGTAATTGTCAATTAGGTATTTCAATACCAGTCGCATCTGCTTTTACGACATTAGTACAAGCATCCGGCACTATTGTGGCTTCCAACAATGACCGTGGATATGTTGCTGCGGATGCCACGAATGATCGGCTGCAATTGCAGTGGAGTGCATCTTCAACATCAGTGACTACGTTGTGGTGGAACGCAATTTATAGAATCATTTAGAAGTTATGCGTATTCAAGGGTATTAGTAATGATAGGATTTATTTCAGGCATCACCAATGCCTTACGCGGCAAAGGTTTCATTAAAACGTGGGTGTTTAATGCCGCCGTAGGTAGTTTTATTGCTGGATACACAGTGAATGGAATAGCCTTTTCCCCGCTGTATCATATTGCATGTTGCATTATCGGCGTTGCTATCTGGAAATCTAGGGGATGGGGGCTGTATTTTTCGGCATTTAACGGTTACTGGGATAGAACGCAAACAGAAGTGCGGTGGATAGATTCAATAGGATACAAAATTGTACCTTTTGTCGATGCACATAATTTGAGAACCAACCGGATGCGCGGCCTTATATGCATGGCCTTTCGTGGTGCAGCATATTCCGCGCCACTATTTATTTATCTGGGATTCGTACTGCATCCGCTTTCTTTTTTCCTGTGGCTACTGATGGTAATGCAGGGCGTATTTTACTGGGCGGCATACTGGGTTAAAAATGATTTCAATGGTGGCTTGCAGGTGTCTGCGGCTGAGATTGCAACTGTTTGGTTTATGGTCGATTTGATAGGGCTGCTATGAGCGAAGAAAAAGAAAAAACGCGGGATGAAAAGATAGACAGCATTTTATTGTTGGAATCTAAACTCACTCGCATGGTTGAACTGTTTGAAGCCATAGAATCGGCGCTAAACGTTTTTGTTAAACTGGGTGAAGCGCTTAAATGGTTGATAGGGCTTGCTGCCGCATTTGTGGCAGGCTGGGCGCTTTTAAAAGGCATGTTTAATGGTCAGGGATTTTACCATGAGCGTTAAAAAGAAAATAACAGTTGGTGTTTCCGCAGGCAGTATCGCTCTTGCCGCTCCACTTATTGCCTACTGGGAAGGGTACAGCGGCAAGGCTTATTATGATGTAGTGGGCATCCCCACACAATGCTACGGTGACACCAAGCACGTTGAATTTGATAGGATAAAAAGTAAGGAAGAATGCCAGCTGCTACTGCGCGAAGAAATATTATTATACGCACGCGCTGTAACCAGCGCTATTCACACACCTCTTGGCGATAATCAAAAAGCCGCCTTTACCTCATGGACTTACAATGTAGGCATTGGTGCAATGCAGAAATCTACTTTGGTTAGAAAAGCAAACGCTGGTGATCTGCGCGGCGCGTGCAACGAACTGCTACGTTGGAATAAAGCAGGTGGTGTTTCGTGGCGGGGATTAACCAAAAGGCGTGAAGCGGAGCGTGATTTATGCTTACAGGGCTTATAAAGTTTATTGGTTTCATCGGTAAATATTGGCAGGCATTTGCCGCCATTGGTTTTGGTGCCTTCTGTTTTATTTGGGGTTGGCAATGGAGCAGCAACCAATGCGAGGCAGAAAAAAAAGCCGCCGCCTTGCAATTTGCGGTGCAAGCAAACCAGAAATCATTGGCATACGAAGAAACCATCAAGCGCCTGCATGAAAAAAGCCGCAGCAACCGCGAAAGGATTATTTATGAAACCAATAAGCCTGATTATCATTGCATCATCCCTGCTAACGGGGTGCAGCTTTATCAATCCGCCTTATCCAGTGATTCCCGCTAA